GTCACAACTAAGGAGGAGTTCACTAAGGATGGTTGCATGCTTGACAACTCGCGTACGGAGACAGTATCGGGTGAGTATTGCGACTACTGGAACTACAAAATCTACCGGATTGTTCCAGATGGTGACAAACGCGAGCGCCAAAGAGCGAAGAAGGAATTTGTGTGTGAGTTCACGGATGTGAATGAATTCCTGGCTTGGTTTGCCAGGGAAGCCAAGAACCACGAACGCGTGCAGAATCTTGTACGCGAAAGCGGCAACAACATGGATAACATTGTTGTGTGCCAATCGTGCTTCTTTAACTCCACACGTTGCCAGTGTGCAATGCAGGTTCAAGCTACCGATGTGGGTGGCGACGGTGCCATCGCGGAGCTTGAGGAGCCAGCTACCTGGTGGGAGACTGTAAAGTACCAATTTATGGTGTACCTACTTTGGTTCCTGTACTCTGATGCATTCTGCTGGGTTGTGCGGAGTTACATTTCCACCGCTTGGTTTCAAAGATGGCTGGAGCGACGCATAGTCGCACCAGAAGAGCGCATGAAAGTGCTCCGCCCATACTTCTATGCCCTTGGTGGACGTGTGAACCGCACGATGGCAACTTACAAAGTTGCTGCTGGCATCATCATGGTGGTGGCGCAAGCAATCATTGCCTACAAGGCATCTCAAAAGATGACCAAGTGGATGATCGATTTGTTTGCTGCACCACAGTTTGATGCTCAGGGTAACAACCTGTCAAGTGAAATTGGCAGGGCCCCTGAGGTTGCTGAGGATGAGCGCCAGAACGTGTGGCACAAGGACGACTTTGAGCTTACAACGTTTGATGTCTCGGAGGAAACTTCGAGCCGTTCTATGATGAAGCACGAGGACGTCTGCCAATTGGTTGGCAAAAACACGGTGTTCTTTTCAACCACGTGCCAATCCCGAACCCGACCTAAAGTGATCCGAGCAACTTGCTTGGGTGGACACATCTATGTCTGCAACTCACATGGTCTACCACGGGATGAAATTCTAAACATCACTCTGATCACTAGCCCAGTTGAAGCTGGAATCACTAGGAACATTTCTTTTGTAATTGCGCAGAAGGAAGTTTTCCGGATCCCAAACTCTGATTTGGCCTTCGTGCAGGTGCTGAACGTACCTCCACGAAAGAATATCTCTGGCTTGTTGCCAAAGAATGTTCTGGGGGGAATGTTCAAGGGTACCTATGTTGGTACATCTGCTGAAGGTTTGGCTTTTCGCAAGCGCATTGATGCCATTCGTCCCTTTGACTTTGATATTCACACTGATGGTGTGGAGTTCACTGGCAAGGGTTGGCTAGGCACGGTGCGAGAACCAACCGTCAATGGAGACTGTGGTTCGATGTTGGTGGCTGAGAGTGGACGTGGCCCTATTTTGTTGGGGATCCACTTTGTGGGTGATACCCGTGGATGTACTGCGGGGTCTGTGCCTCTTATTGAGGAGCACTATACTAAGGCCGTGGAGTTCTTTGCTCGACCAGTGGTTGAGTCGAGCACACCACAACTGGATGCCCCCAGTGTGACCACCAAATTAGGTGATTTGCACAACAAATCTGTCTTCCGTTTCCTGGAAGATGGAAGTGCGAACGTGTATGGATCCTTCACAGGTTTCCGTGCAGCACCTAAATCGCGTGTCGTGCCTACTGTCATTTCAGATGCAGTTGAAGCACGAGGGTACTCCGTGAAGCACGGTAAGCCTGTCATGCGAGGTTGGCAGCCATGGCGCATTGCTGCACTGGAGATGGTGAAGCCTGTCACTCGGATGAACCCCGTGGTTCTTAAGGAGTGCGTTGAGTGTTACACTGAGGACATTCTTGCTGCTCTGTCACAAGATGACCTTGCGGAAATCATGGTTTACGATGACATTACCACGCTCAATGGAGCGCCTGGTGTCGCATATGTGGACAAGATGAACCGCAACACAAGTGCTGGTTTTCCTTGGAGGAAGACTAAGAAAGCCTTCCTTGAACCTATTGCACCAATCGGTAACCTCTCCGAACCTGTTGAGGCTACACCGGAGATTATGGACCGTGTGCAGAAGGTGATTGAAGGCTATCAAGCAGGGCGCCGTTACATGCCAGTTTTTACAGGTCACCTGAAGGATGAGGCTACTAAGTTCTCTAAGATTGAGGCTAAGAAGACTCGTGTTTTCACTGGTGCGCCATTTGATTGGTCTTTCGTCGTCCGCAAGTACTTGTTGTCATTCGTGCGTGTACTCCAGAAAAACCGCTTCGTGTTTGAGGCGGCTCCTGGTACTAACGCACAGTCGTTAGAGTGGCATGAAATTCGCAACTACCTCACCAAGTTTGGCGAGGACACCATGGTTGCGGGTGATTACGCTGCCTTTGACAAGAGTATGCCTCCTTGCATGATCCTTGCAGCATTCGACATTATTCGTAGTGTCAGTAAAGCTGCTGGAATGTCTGAGGAAGAATTGAGGGTGATCCAAGGCATTGCTGAGGACACTGCCTTTCCAGTAGTGGACTTCAACGGTGATTTGGTGGAGTTCTATGGGAGCAACCCATCAGGACACCCTCTCACTGTCATCGTCAACAGCTTGGCAAACTCGTTGTACATGCGTTACTGCTATGCGGAACTTAATCCGATGAAAACAGCAAAGACGTTCAAGCGTGATGTTGCCTTGATGACATACGGTGATGACAATGTCATGGGTGTGAACTCTTCCTGCACATTCTTCCACCACACTGCCATTCAGGAAGTGTTGGCTGGGGTGGGCATCAAGTACACCATGGCAGACAAGGAGGCCGAGTCGGTCCCCTACATCCACATTGATAATGTCAGCTTCCTGAAGCGCCTGTGGCGCTGGGATGCTGATGTGGGAGCATTTCTGGCTCCTCTTGAGGAGGCCAGTATTGGCAAGTCTCTGACGCGTGTGGTTGCATCCAAGACAGTTCCTGCTGAAAAGCAGGCTGTCGATGTGATGTCATCCGCGTGCCGCGAGTACTTCTTCTACGGGAAAGAGATTTTCCATAAGAAGCGCCAAATGTTCCTTGACATTGTGGCTGAGTGTGAGTTGGAAGCATACGTTGAAGCGAGCTCGTTCCCCTCTTGGGAGGAGCTAGCAGACAACTTTATTGCTAACAGCAAACACGTCACTCTCTAAGGAGGGTACTTTGACCATGTAAGTCATTAAACTGCCCGGCTTGAGCTTGAAAGTCGTAGCCAAAATCTAGCATGTCAATGTATTTACTGTGCGTATATTTCCAATGATGTAATTAGCATATATGTAAGTGTGGACATTGATGTATACTCGCTTGGGCGTTCCCCGAAGTCCCTATTTAGGGATGGTGCCAGCTGGTCACCACAACAATTGCATCAACTCTTTTTGTAATAGGTATAGCTTAAAGTTTTAAAATTACCTGGTCAACGTCAAAATAATAAAATTTACACGGATGAGCAAATTGCTCATTTGACCCGGCGCATTTATGCGCTTGAGCGTGACAACGCTCATCTCTATACCGCTTTCAAAGCCGTTGAGGCAGAGTTAGCGAGGGAAGACCCTTTGTTCTTCGTGAGCGAGGAAGAAGATTCAAGGGGTAGCTTCAAGGTGCAGTCGGCTGATGTCGACAATACACCCACTGTAACCGATCAGAAGGAACTGGTTGAGTTCGCAGATGCTCCTCAGGATAGTGAGGAGGGCATGCCAATGCCCACCTCTTCAATTGATCTGAATCTTGATTCGGATTATGCCGATCTAGCACGGTTTCTTGCACGTCCAGTGCGAATTGAGTCGTATGATCTGGCACTTGGGGAAACTAGTGCGGACTCATTCCGGACCTTTAAACCATGGTTGCTTTTCTTTCAAAATACCTCAATTCAAGCCAAATTAGATAATTTTGCATATGTTCAGGGAGATATGAAGATTAAAGCTGTCGTAAACGCCTCGCCATTTATCTACGGAGAGTACTGGATAACTACCCAGCCTCTGTGGTTGAATTTTGGTGAACAATTTAGATTTACGACGATGACTGGCAATGATCGTGTACCACTGTCCCAACGGCCACATATAGTGATTCAGCCCCATAAAAATATGGGTGGTACAATGACCATTCCATCTATTAATTACAGGGATTGGATTGCTACAAATAATAACTCATTAAATGAGTTTAATCAATGTCAGCTATTTGCTATGGCCCCTCTCCAGTCTGCCAACGGATTAGCAGCTGGACCGGTTACAGTCAATATTTATGCATGGATGGAGAACGTGCGTCTAGCTGGTAACACCAGTAAGTTCGCTGTTCAGTCTAAGGATGAATACGGTCAAGGGCCGGTTTCCAGAATTGCCACGGCAGTTTCGGGAGTGGCCTCTACCTTGGAGAAGGTGCCGGTCATTGGTCCCTTTGCTAAGGCAACATCCCTTGGTGCGGATATTATTGGTGGCATAGCTGGATTGTTTGGTTTTACCAATGTCCCCGTCATCGAAGATTCCAAACCTCTCAAAAATGTACCCTTCCATGCATTTGCATCATCCGAAATTGGTGTACCAGTTGATAAACTCACCTTGGACCCCAAGAACGAATTATCTATTGACCCTACTATTGCGAATGCTGAGGGGAAAGATGAATTGGCTCTTGCCAACTTCACTTCTCGACGTTCATTTATTGTCGATCAGGATTGGGATGGCACTGACGCCATCAACACCAATCTTATCACTGGTCGAGTTACACCCACAATGTGTAAACCACTTGTGGTGTCTGGTGTGACACAATGGTATGACACGCCGATGGGTCTTGCAGCACGTCTGTTTTCGAACTGGCGTGGAGATCTTATTTACACAATTAAGGTAGTTAAGTCACAGTACCACCAAGGTCGTTTAGGTATTTATTACGATCCTACTAACCAAGCTCTCGCTTCGAGTAGCCCTGAATCCGTGGTTAACACATATATCATGGACATCTCGACTGAGGACGAGGTTCGAATTCGTGTACCATACATGGCTCCTGCACAGTTTCTGCGTGTTGAACCTGATGTGACGGACAATATTTATAATCAAAATGGGTCTGCTTTGTCACGACCTTACAATCATGACTACGACAATGGGTACATTCGAATTAATGTTCTAAACCGTCTGACAGGTCCTGATGCCACGGCACAGGTTAAAATCCTAGTGTTCGTTGAGGCAGCCGAGAATTTTGAATTGGCTAACCCAAGTGACCCTGCCTTCCACTCATCTATCTTTGAAGTTCAGAGTTCCGATGTTAAGGAAGTCACTCTTGGAGTGAGTCACCCGGTCCCTAGTAATACGTACCTTGCTCATTTTGGTGAGCGAGTACGTAGTCTTCGATCGGTGATGCGTAGGGATACCTTCCACGGTGCAGCCAAATTTACAAATAGTGGTACATATGCCGAAAACGGTGCTAATTATTATGTAACGCGCTATGAGCGCAATATTTATCCGTGCTATTATGGGTTCGATCCCAATGGTGAGCACACAGCAAGTGATATCGTAGGAGTAGGGACTTCCCCGGCAAATTTCTTCCGGGACCCCATCTCAAATTACGTTACTCCTTGCTTCATTGGTGTGAGAGGCAGTTACAACTACTCGATTAATCCTCTTTTCTCGGAGGGTAATACGAGTCTTGCTGTTATGCGTAAGAACGAACCTATTTCAGGTGCTCTAGCTAACGACGTTGTACACAGCAATTCGCGCCAAGTGGATAATGATTTCCGCTTTACAGGTGTAGCTGGTTATGCTCTCACCAATGCAGACACAATGTCTAGTCTACAAGTTAGCGTTCCATTCATGAATCGATTCCGGTTCATTGACACTTCACCTAGCAAGCGCCTTCGTGGCACTGAGCATGATGATAGTGAGAACAACAACTACATAGTCCAGACCCGTTCCGCTGTTAAGGGTACTGCATCGAGTCCGTATACACTCACAAATTCGTGGGAGATATACGCGTCTATTGGTGTAGATTACACCCCAGTGGGATTTGTGAACGTGCCAATGCGGTGGAAGTACCAGATTACTCCTGTGTAAGCCTGTGGAGGCAGATAGAATACCACCCCTGGAGAGGGGAATAGAATACTCAAAAAGGCTCACGTGTGCAGTGCGTGGGTGCCTAGCCTTGCAAAGGTTCAGCTACGGTGAAGACGAAAGTGTCTTTAGTGGCCCTGCTAGGAAGTAAAACTCAAGTTGACGAAAGTCATCGACATGCGAAATGTCCGAATTTTTATATATATTTCATATTTTATATTTCGGTCTACATTCTACTCATTT